GACTTCCCTATTTAACTAAGTTCAAGCCGTAATCATAATGTCCTTGATGTGCAAATAGGTAAGCGTGTATAAACACTGTGGTTTCCTAAATTGTAGCGGAGGTTGGCTTGAACATTAGTTAATATAACATATAAAAACATTATGACTATAATAAACTTAACACCTCACGAGGTTCAAGTAGTGCTAACAAATCCTCTCGTAAAAGTTATATATGCAAAATCTAATTTGCCTGTAAGAATTGAAACATTTACAGAAGAAATAGGAACAATTAAAGGGTTCATACCTCTTTTCTATACAGTATTAGGGCAGGCAGTAAACTTGCCCATGGAATGTGAAGATACGTTGTATATAGTTAGTAGAATGGTAAAGAATGCGTGCCCTAATCGCAAGGATTTCATCATCCCAAGTGGATTAGTACGTGACGAAAACGGAGTAATAATAGGTTGTAAGGGCTTCGAATAGCTCTTACAAAAATACTATTACTAAAACCGCAACAACGCTGGGTGTAACAGGGCTTAAAAATCACTATCACTATGCACCGTACTATGCATGGTATTTTACAAAACTAAAACATTAGACATGAAAAAGACTATAAAGAAACACGACTGCGATTACTATATGGGTGAAAATGTAACGCAAGGACTGCAAGAGGCTAAGCATTGTATCAATCAATTGGTATCCAAAGAAGAGCAAAGCGATTATCATAAGGAGATATTTAACGCTATTGATTTAGCAATAAAGAAGATACTAAGCAGTACAGGGTGATTCCTTTTCCGTTCTGTTCCTGCTATTTCTTCTCTTTTCTAATTAATTATTGTGTGTTTTTATATTGCAAGACCTATTAACGTGATAGGCTTAGGTTCTCTGCACCTAAAACCCCAAGCATGTCGGAAAGCTATCGCCGTCAAAAAAAGTAGGATAAGCACAAATTAAGATACTGTACGCAGTTATAAAGAAGATTGTAATTATAAACAATCTCATCTTAATGCATCAAGAATTGTCACAGTTGGAGCTGTGAGCCCTCGTTGGGAGGGTACTACATAAACGGTTATACGATTGATGTCCATGAAGTTCTCAGGCTACACATCGTGTTAATTAGTAGTAAGGTGGTTCGATTCCATCATTCTTGACTAACCAAACTAAATAGAAAGCTATGGCTGGATTAGTATCAAAGAACAACAATTACAAAGTTGGAGCTCGCAAAGAGCGCAAAGAAGTGCTTAGAGAAGAAGCACAAGAAAGACAAGGCTATTACGATAATCTTGTAAGCACAGAAGCAGGTATCCGTCAAGTGATGGAGACATGTGGAGCAAAGCAACGCGCTAAGCTCGAAAAGAAATTACTTAAACTTAAATAAGATGGCAGATTTAATACCAAACAAGAAAATACTACAAGAAATTGTAGACTTCTTAAATAAAGGCAACATATTCGTTACAAGAAAAGATAAGCAAATTATACCTGAATGCATAAATGACTTACCTCCTAACATTAGGTTAAGTAGGGGTGATATGTACAAGAAAGCATACCAACGCTTATATCATCGCATAAAGAAGGCTGAGAATCCTACATACAAGAACGAAGCTAGACTGCTAGCATTAGAAAAGAAGAAAACATCCAAGAAGGTGATAACAACTCCCCTTATGTTAGCAGAAACAACGCCAACGCCCGCTACCACTAGACCTATGAAGGGTTATAAAGAGGTGGCTAGAACAGGGAGAATTGAGGCAAAGAAATTAGTTATTAATATGTCGAGTACAATGACCTGTACTATACTAAACAGTGGTTTAATTACCGTAGACTTTAAGTAACATGAAGAATAACTTTAACAAAATTTACATTATGTGTATACTATTTACGCTATGTATAGCAGTAGATGTGTACTTCGCTTACCTTATGGGATGGAAGTTCACTATCATGACAATATGTGGAGCAGCCTTTACATACTTAGGTTACCTACTACATAGAGAAATATCAACATACAAGCATTCATTCTATGAATAGTTTTCATATTGGTATGGGTCTAATTGAGATAGAGTCAGAAGGGTTCTCAGCTGTAATAAAGAAGAGAGCAACAACAAGCGGCACGAATAACGTGCTGTTTGTTAACCATTCAAACGATGAACAGTATTCTTTCGAGGAAAGTTCTCTTAATATGGTGAATGTAAGATGTGATGAATATGAAATTACATTAGAATCAAACGGAGATATATACACACAAGAGTTATTTGGTTATTTAAGTAACAAAATAGTATATGGAATAGATAGGCTTGATGATGAAAATCTATTCATGGTAATAGGTGAAAGAAACATAGCTAAAGTTATTAACATTATATCTAATGATATGATTGATTTTAGTAGTACAGTGTCAGAGAGAAGAATAGCTAACCTTAAAGCATCAATGAATCTAAACGATGAGCAATACAATCAAATGCAAAGGCATTTTGAAGAAATTATTAGAGTTTCTGAAGAGCCAACCTAACCAACCTGAGAGTTACAGCATAAATATACGTGAAGACTTTTTCTTTACTATAACTATACATTGCAATGGTGATTTTATAGGAATAAATTTATTAGATGGCGAAGTTAGAGATGTAGAAATACAAACAATTAAAAGGTTTATGTATAGACATAGACAAATCAATTAACAATTAAAGATTAACTATTATGTGTGGAATTACAGCATACTCTGGTAAGAGTGTAAATATACTAAAGGCAATGCATTTATTAGAAGACAACGACAGCCGAGGAGGACACAGCACAGGAATGTATGTAGAGAACGGAGCATTCAAGAAGTTGTACAAAACAACGGGCGAAAGCTCAAAGTTGTTAAAAGAAATCGAACATAATAAAGCAGAGTTGTTCATTGGACACACTCGATATGCTACTCATGGTGTAAAAACTGCTGAGAACACACACCCTTATGCTATCGGTTCATTTATCGGATGCCATAACGGAGTGTTAAACAACTATGAACAGTTGTGTAAAAAGAACAACGTGCAAGTACCAGATGTAGACTCTAAAGCTATATATACTATACTTGAAGAGACTAATGATTACCAAACACTTGGTGCTCATGGAGGTACAATTAATGCCGTCTGGACTGAGCGTGATGGTAAGTTGTATGTATACAGAAGAAACAACCCTCTATTTCTGATGAAAGTTAAAGACGGTATATATTTCTCATCATTAAAGGAAGGTCTTGAAAATATATGTCCTTTAGATTGTAAAGTAGATGAAGTAAGGCCAGAATGCCTGTTCATATATGAAGAAGGAAAGTTAGTAGCATCTATAGATATACCAACTACGTATGTAGCACCTAAAGATACAAAGGTTAAGAACTGGACTGACTATAAGCCTGATAACAAAGACTATTACGCTGACCTTACAAATAAAGATGATGGTTACTACAGCAACACAAGTGATTGGTATACAAATACACCAGATAGATTTTCTCTTGAAATGTTTTCAGACAAAGAATCAGAAAATAAAGATACTGTGTTAATAATGACACAGATTGAATTGCTTGAAGCTTTAAGTGCAGAGATGGATGGATACCTTAATGATGTTGAGTTAAATGCTTTTGATAATTTAACACATCAAAAGTATAGAGAACTAGATGCAATAAGAGATGAAGAAGAACTTCATAAACAATTACTTAGCAACCAATTAGTAGCACCATTTTAATGAAAATAACAAACATGGAAAAGAACCTTGTCTTTGTATCTGATACTAGATACATTGATGAGGTCCTTGCTTCTACTAAGAAGTTAAGAGAACGTTCAGTATATAAGAACGATGTAGATATAGTAATTAGTAAACTTAAAAACATCAAGCTATTATGCCAACAGAAAACGAAATAATATTCAACCTAACAGAACCTTCAAGTGAAGAGGTAGTTGACTTAGCTTCATTCGGAACTCAAACAATTGAAGTACTTGGTGAAGGATTAGTTAGAGTATCTGTACCAATAGACAACTCAACAGAAATCATATCAATCATTGTAAGAAAAGATATAACATACATTAATAATGTAGGAGATTATGAATTAGAACTTTCTAAGATTGACCAAGACCAAATGGAAGTCTTAATAGATGACTATAATATATGTTTTATATCAATGATAGGATGGTGTGAAGATATGGAAATTGGTGATGTAGTATACTGCACACATGATGATACTTGGATTTACAAAGATGATGCTATCTTCGGATATGTTAACAGGTATGATGAAGGGTACTTTCATATTGATGAAGACTACATAAGGTGTGCTGACTCAGATAATGCATATATAAACTGTGATGTAGCTGATAGACATGAGTGTTACTACTGTAACAATTGTGAAGAATACAGAAGTGGTGGATGCGATGGATGTGATGATTCAAATGGTGAAGATGATGTGTACTTTAACAACCAGCACACCAATAGTTATAATCCAACCCTTGCAAGTAATAAAAAGTGGGGTACAGATAGCCCTACTTTCTCTATGTCTAACGGTATGAGATACACATTCGGTATAGAAATAGAAACCAGTGATGGTACTATGGACCGTAATGACTGGGAAGACCTTAACATATCATCTATGTATGATGGCTCAACTAGTGGGCCTGAGTACGTTACAGGTGTGTTGAAAGGTGACTACGGTTTCAATCATCTTAAAAAAGTATGTAATGCTGTTAAAAATAGCAATCATCAAACTAATAGTAGGTGTGGTGTACATGTGCATGTAGGTGGTGTGTTTAATAGACGATTCACTATCATGCTACTACGTTTAAGTTATCAGTTACAAGATGAAGTGTTTAGAATGATGCCACCATCAAGGATAAATAATACTTATTGCAAGTATATACCAACGTGGGCTAGTAAAATTACCTTCCAAGACTTTAGAGAAAAGTTAGGTAAGTTTATATACAACGAAGACACTACTCTTGACAAAAGTCATAACAAAAAGCATAGACACGACAAGTATGCAAGTACTCGATACAGGTGGGTTAATATAAATAACTTCAGTACAGCTAGTGGTAGACCAACAGTTGAGTTTCGTAATCATGGAGCTACAATGAGCTATGAGAAGATACGTAACTGGACGTTAATATGTATGTCTATTGTAAGGTATGCAGAGTCTAATCAAAAAAGAATATATAACAATGTGGAATCAATCACATTAAAAGATGTTCTAATTGATGGTTTAGGTGTTAACATAGCTTCACAAGTATATAAGTATTATGAAAAAAGAGTTAGTGATTTCAAATACCACTACGAAGAAGGAGGAATCAAACACGACCAACTACCATCTCAAATAATAGATAGGGTAGATTTTATTCAGTAATATATACAGTAGGTAAGAGAATTGAGTAACCTCTTTTAAGACCGTGATTCATGTGCGAGCCTGGCGAACCACACGTGTGCCTACTATATATATTTAACAAAAACAAAATCATATGAAACAAAATATCAACCAAGATATAGCATTAGCTATATTTAACTCGACTGATAAACCTTCTCAGTCACGCAACATAGTATCTCTTAGAGAAAAGGTTGAGGCTTATGCCAAGCAAAAAGTAATTGAGGAGTTAGAGAGATTGAAAAGTGATTGCGATGCAGGAGATGATGCTTACTCGTTCGCAATGTCTAAACACCATCAAAAGAGAATCCAACAACTAAAACAAGACTAAGATGGAAATAGGAATGTATACCATAGAATGGATAGACGAAGACTACCTAATAGTTACTTATAATATAGATGGAGTTCCATTTATGAAAAGAAAAATATGCGGTGGGGATTTGGAAACAGCAATATCCACTGTGTTTATGAAAACACAAGTAATAGAACTAAAACAAGACTAAGATGGGTAAAATGAAAGAGCTTGCTATACAGCAAGGAGAGCAGCAAGAGATGGAATCACTCCATAATAATCATCACATGGAATCTATCATAATGAAAGCAGAAGCACAACAACAAACAGAGAACTTACTATACGAAGAGCTACTGTTAGACAAACAAATTAAACAAGACAAAAAAGATAACTCAAGTGACTGAAAAAGAAATCATTAAAGAACTTATGATTATGCTAGACACTGTCAATATTGATATTACTAGTATGAATTATAAGAAGTGGAAAAAATACGAACAAGCAATTAATGCTGCAGATAAACTATTAGGAAATGACTAGAAATGAATTTTTAGTAAGCGGAAAGTTAGACTTTACCGTTAGCAAACAAACGATGTACACACAGTCAGATATAACTGACTACAAAGAAACACCATTCTTTGCAACAGTAAACAATACTACAGGTGAGGCGTTAGGCCCAGTACGTAGTGCATACACTGTTAAACAAAACAGTGAGCTGTTAGATGTAGTACTAAACAAGATAGGCGAAGGTAAGTATAACCTTAATGAATCTAAATGTGGTGTATTTAACCACGGTAGAAAAGTATACTTCTTTATCAAGACTACACATCAGTCTGACTGGGGTCAGGAAAAAGCAGACACTTATGTATATGCATTATCATCACACGATGGTAGCCAAAAATTAGTGTTCGGAGTATGTAATCAAATACACAGTTGTTCTAACATGTTTGGTGCGCTAATGAACGATAAAGATAAGAATCATATAGTTAAGCACACTAAATCTATATCAGATATAGAAGGTAGTAACACCTTAGATGAGATGATTAAGAATAACATCACAGGTATAGCCAATCTTATGAAGACTATGCAAAGACATTCTATAGACATATCACTTAATAGTGAGTTGGTAAGCGGTGTGATGGATTTAGTAGCAAACTCTAAGAACAAGAGAAAGACAGCCATATACCACGAAAGAAGAGACTTAATAGAGCAATGTATATTGACTGAGTTTAATGAGAAAGGCGATACTTATTACGGGTTGTTTAATGGTGTAACTAATTACTTAACTCACCATACTAATTCAGAAGATAATGTTATGGATAACATTGCTGGTAATTCTAGTGATATATCCAAGAAAGCTGTACAAATAATCATAAAGCACATGAAGGAGAATCAATGTCTGAACTAACCAAGGCAGCAAACAACCTTATAAGTTTATGGGAAGAGTCTAGGCTTGGTATAAATCTACTCTCTTTCTTAGTCCTTGAGTATCACGCGTCCACTCAACAACATGAGATAGGACACGAGGTGCTTAAGGATATATACGGTTATACAAATGAACAGTTAGAATCGTCATACAGTGAGCTTGAATACTATGGTTATATAATCATTAAGCATGACTTCATAAGCTTTACTAGCAAGATGAAGTCCCTCTTCACTGCACCACAAAGAAGAATGTCTGGTATGGAGAAGATGAAGATGGAAGAAGGCTTTGAGTTATTCTGGAAAGCTTACCCTATTAAGGTAGGTAAGAAGAAAGCAAAGTTTGAATGGATGAGACTAAGACCTGAAGAGAAACTTGTTGCCACTATAATGGAGGCTATTAAAATACAAGTAAAGTATAAGGCTGACTCGGAAAGAAGTAATAAGTTTGTACCCGAATTCCAACACGCTGAGAGGTGGATAAAGAATGAACGGTATGAAGATGAGTATGTAGCAGGTACTAACTTCATTAAGAGGATGAACAATAAAACAAGTAGAGATGAACGATGACATAGAATTAATACTGTTAAGTAAGCTTATAAACAAAAAGTCTGACTACTATGAATATAGTGAGATGCTTTCTCCTGGACTATTCAATACTAAGGTATATAGAAGTATATATGAATGGTTAGATGAAGAGTATCAAGCAGGTCGTAAGTTTGATTTGCTTAAAGCTAGTAGTGAGATTAAAGGTGATGCACAGATACATTTCCAATTAGCTCAATGCTTAGATAGCGGTATTAGTTATATGCATAATACTCTTACATGTATTAACTTTCTTAGGAATAGTCATAAGAAGACAGTACTAAAATCTATATGCCAAGATGTATTAGTAAACATTATCGACTCTGACGTTAACGAAGAGATAGATAAGATTGAGAAATCTTTAATAGATATAAACAAGAATGAACAAGGTTCTATTGTAGATATTAAAGAGCATCTTAAAGATACTATCAAGGTTATAGAAAAGAATTCACTATCACTAGGTATAAGCGGTATTACATCAGGGTTCGAATCTATAGATAAGTTCACGGGAGGTTGGCAGGAGCAAGACCTTATAATCGTCGGTGGAGCATCATCTATGGGTAAAACTTCCCTTGCATTAGCTTTCGCTACAAATGCAGCTAGAGGAGGTAATAACAGCGTTGTATTCTCTTACGAGATGTCTGTTACACAGTTAATGTCCAGGATAATCAGTGTTGAGACAGGAATTGACAATAGATACCTTATAAAAGGTACTTTAACTAGCGATGAGTGGGGTTCGATACATACAGCATCTGGAGTAATAGAAAGACTACCACTGTATATAGACGACTGTAAGAGTACAAGCTTAAGATATTTGCTTAATAAAATTAGGCAGTATGTAATTACTAGGGGCGTTAAACTTGTGATGATAGATTATCTACAGCTTGTGAGCAACATGCTTAAAGGAAGAAGTAGAGAGCAAGAAGTATCTGTCATCGCAAGGTCCTTAAAAAATATTGCGAAAGAGCTTAACATAACAATCATAGCTTTATCACAATTATCAAGAGGAGTTGAACGCAACGAAGGATGCAGACCAATGATGTCTAACCTAAGAGAATCAGGCGAGATAGAACAGGCAGCAGACGCAGTAGTGTTTGTATACAGACCAGAGTATTACAATATACAGAACGATGATGTTGGAAACAGCACAGAAGGAATGGCTGAGATTATATTTGCTAAAGGAAGAAACATAGGAGTAGGTAGTAAATGGCTTAAATGGATTAATTACCTAACTAAGTTTGAAGATATTGAAGATAATTCCTTTTGTTAATAAATAAAAACATTATATTTGTAAAAGTTATGAAAACATCTAAAGACGTTATAGATACCATCAGTAAAGACCTCCCATTTTCCAAGGAAATCATCAGAAAAGTTGTTAATAAGACGTTTACTGAAATAAAGGAGCGTGTAAGTAAAGATGAAAAGATAATGCTAAGAGGCTTCATGAAGTTTGTTTGTGCTACCAAAAAGAAAACCAAAACGTATAACCTAGAAGACTACAAAAAGTTGAAAACAAAAAACAAATGAAACCAAACATTATAGTAGTAGGAAAGAGTGGCTCAGGTAAGTCATCGTCCTTGCGTAACCTTAACGCAGAAAGAACAGCAGTATTAAACACAGAGAGAAAGCAACTACCATTCAGAGGAGCAAAGAACTTCAAGAATATGCCTATCCCCGACCTTAATACTTTCAATACAGCATTCAAGAAAGCTGTTGAATCTCCAGACATTGATACTATCGTAATAGAATCATTCACTTCTCTTATAGAAATGATATACAGAGAGGCTGATGTAAGATTTAAAGGCTTTGATGTATGGTCTTTTTATAATAAGGAGATAGACCGAATCCTAAACATGAGCAAGAATACGCAGAAGTATATTATATACTTAGCTATAGACGGTGCTTATGATGGAGAAGACGGGGTACAAGAAAGATTTGTAGCTGTCGATGGTAATAGATGGAAGAAGAGAGTAGAGAAGGAATTTGTCCTATGTCTATTCACTGATAACCATTATTCAAATGAAGATGGAGGTACTAAGCACAGGTTTAGAACTCAGTCTCAGGGTAAAGATTCAGCGAAAAGTCCTATGGAAATGTTCGATGAACTCTATATAGACAATGACCTTGCACAGGTAATAGAAAAGTGTGAAGAGTATTATAAATAGTAACAACTAAAGAAAACAATTATGTTTCCAGATTTAAACACAGTAGAGGTAAAAGAACAGACAAGTTATTTACCAGCAGGTATACACCAAGTGAGTATAGTTGAAATGAGTAACTCTAATCAAAAACAAGGATACACAGGTACGCCTTATGTAGAGTTCAAAGTATCTAATGACCAAGGTGTTTCAAACCTTAGATTTAGTGGAGTAGAAAAAGGTATAACGTCAGAGAACGCAGCACGTGTTCGTACTGAAATCTTTAAAGGATTCTTACAGTCAGCAGGAGCTAAGTCTTTCAATGACCTACCTAAAGCTTGTAAAGAGACTATGGGCGGTAAGATTACTGTATGCTTAAGAGAGCGTGAGTATTGGACTAACGATAAAGAAACAGGAGCACCTGTAGTTAAGAAGATGGTAGAGTATAAGTTTGCAAGTGCAGCAGGTAAATCTGTTACATGGAAGGATTCTTACAACAAGAATCTTTCAGAGACAGACCAAGCAGCGTATCAAGCTGCACACGATGCATTCATTGGTAGTAATTCTGTAGTGGCTGATGATTCAATGCCCTTCTAAATAAAAATATGTAGCGAGTTGGAACTAGCGACTCGCTACAATATTTTATTGTTTAACTAATTCACTATCATGCAGTCAAATGAAATCTTCATACCCTTCAATGTAAGTTCTAGTAAGAACAGTAAGCAATGGACAGGTAAAATGCTGATAAACAGCAAAGCAACAAGAGAATACATAAAGAAAAGCAAAGGAGATTACTTGAAAAACAAGGAAAAATTCTTAAAGCTTACTAAAGGACTAAATACACCGTTACATATATCGTTCTATTTTATACGAAATAGTAAGAGAAGATTTGATTACATCAATCCAGCTCAAACTGTTCAAGACCTTATGGTTAAGTATGGCTATATAGAAGATGATGATGTGTTTAACTTAGTACCATACTTTCATGGATACCATGTTGATAAAGAAAACCCAGGAGTAATAATTAGAATCCTTACAGATGCCAACGAACAAGAAACAAAAGAGAGTCAGTCAATTTAATGATGAAGTTACTGGTGTATATACACAGTGGCTACATGCATTAGACCATAAAAGTGCTATCGCTGAAGCTCTATGCTTATATAAAGAACTACCTGAAATTCGTAGAACCGAAATAGCACAAGAAGTTATAGATGTAGCTATGCTAAAGAGATTACAACAAGACACTGAAGTTGAAGTTATAAATATAGAGACAGATGAGTAAGACAAAAGACACACACGCAACAAGGCTAATAGCCTATCTAAAAGAATATGGTAGCATTACATCGTTAGATGCATTCAAGGAACTAGGTAACACTAGGTTAGCCGCTACTATCTTCATTCTTAAAGACCAAGGATACAAGTTTGATACAGAAAACATAAGCGTTCCAACAAGATGGAATGATTCAGCAACAGTAGCTAAATATACAATCAATGCGGGAAAGTAAAAAGTTAGAAGACAGTTACATAGTAGACGATGAATCTTACTTTGCTGATAACATGTATGTAACCAATAGTATGCTTAAACAGTTAATGTCTGGTAGTACTATGAGGTTAGAGCATTATTTAAACATGGAGCATAAAGAGTCTGAATCATTATTAGTTGGTAGTGCATTTCACTGCTATCTATTAGAACCAGAAGATTTTGATAAGCGTTATGTATACGCTCCAAAGATTGATAAAAGAACTAAGGTAGGTAAGGAAATGTACGCTGCATTCTTAGAAGAGATTGGAGATAGAAAA